TAGCTGATGATTTTGAACGCTGGGAAGGAATAAAATAATTAAAAAGGGTTAATGTTTGACAGCATTGACTTTTTTTGTTATTATAGTCTTATAGAAAAGGAGGTTAAATAACGGAAATGCAAAAAGCTATAAATGTAGTAGCTTATAACCCTATGACGGAAGAAGAATTACACTTTAGTTGTAAGGCTCAATGTGCTAAGTATTTCGGTCTTAAAGCTAATACAGTCATCAGGTGGCTTGATATTGGTAGGCCTGTAATTGAACTGCTGATAGACCTAGATAGAAACCAAGTGGAAATTAAAAAACAAAGCAAACTGAACGGCTTTGAATTATTTACGATAAATGAATGGAGTGTTTTTGATAATTAATTACAAAGACATGAAAATAGAAAGTTTTGGTGAAAAAACAAATGAAATTATTTAACAGAAAACCTAAGGACAAAATTAAAGTAGCAACAGCATTTACATTAAAAGGATTAACAAAACAAGTAATTAAATTAGAACAAAAAGGGTTTATTAAACAAGGAGAAATCCAAAGTAATATGATTGAAGGAAATAATATAACTTTTCAGCAAGCAATGGTTAAGAAAGCTAGTGAATAATATGTGTAAAAAACGCAAATACACAAAAATGGGCGCTTTATATTCAATAGTAAATGCCCAGCATAACAAAAAGAAAGCTGATAAGATACCAGTTAGAGCTTATTACTGCAAGTGGTGCAATTTATATCACTTATCAAGTCAGCAAAGATTAAACATAAAGACAGGAGTAATTGGATAATGAAAGACGAATTCACATACTACACAGTATCTTGGATATTGGAAAAAGAAATTAAATCACGTAAGTTTTATAATAAAAAAGAGGCTTTAAAATGGAATGAATTGCTTCCAGAAGAACAAAGATATGAAGTTAAAAAGCATACAGAAATAATTGAGGTTATAGCATAATGACAAACGAAGATTTATATGAAAGAATTACTAGCGTACTAAAAGAGCAAGGTATCGGAATCAACCAACTTGAGTTAAAAATTAAAGATGAGACAGGTACATGGCCTAAGTTACATACAACTCAATCACGCTTGAGTTTACCACATACCGTAGTATTCCCTTATCTTACTATGTTTTTCAATGATGATGAGATGCACGAGCTTACACTTAAAAAAATGGATGGTGCAGGTTCTGGAGGAAAGGTTTTGGACTTATTAGATGAGTTATTGGATAGTTTAAAGCCAAGTAAAGAATATCTGTATAAACAACGACTAAAGCGCAAAATGCAAAGGGAGGCAATGAGATGATATTACACAATTATACGAGTGAGATTAATAGTTCAAAAAATCCACAGCAAACAGCTAGAAAGATTGCGAATGACTTGAACAAGAATGACCCTTTCAATAATTATCTAATCAGCTTTGAGTTTGGTTCTAAAAGGTATATTATTGAAAAATTTGAAATTAGAGGAGTGAATAGATGAAGCGTTACTATATAGAAGAGGATGACAATGGCAAAGAGATTAAGCGAAAACTCACAACTTTTGCTAATGATGATTTAACACAGCTTTCAGATGATGAACTAGAAACATTATACTATGAATCATCTGCTCAGTTTTTAGCTAAATCAATGCACTTCATGAAGATTGAGAAAGAACTATTTTCAAGAAATAGTGTAACTGTAAGTGATGAAATTCTAATAAATACCGGCAATAATATTATTGAAGCAATTAATCAGGTAAGCAATTAAGGAACAAAGTGGTAATGAGAAAATTTATAAAATATAAAGATGTATATATGGTTAGTAGTGTTGGTGAAGTTTGGAAAATAGAAAATAATAAATTAATTCCCAAAAAATTAAGTCCTTCGAAAGTTGGTTATTTAGTCACCAGTATAAATAATAAAATAGAATATGTACACAGAATTGTTATGACAGCATTTTGCGGTAATAGTGAAAAACACGTAGACCACATCAACATGAATAAACATGATAATAGACTTGAAAACCTCGAATATGTGACGCCGAAAGAAAACAATTTGAGAGCTTATGAAATATTAGGATCTGAAGTTAGGTCAGGTAAATCTATTCCCGTAAAATGGAACGGTAAAGTGTATAAATCAGGAGCAGAGTTATCGTCGTTGCTCGGATTGGATAGAAGTGCTGTTTGCGCCTCAATCAGAAAGAATAGACCAATAAAAGGCCATTACGCAAAGAAAATAAAAAATTAAAAAATAGAAAGCCACCAATTAAGGTGGCCTTTTTTTATTAGTTTACTTTTCCATATTCTGCTTCAAATTCCTTTTGATACATAACTGTTTCTGGTAACTTGATTGCTCCAAATTTACCTTGGAAACCGGCAAGCATACGAGTTGTTTTAACATGTCGTGCTGATACTCCATTGCATACATACCAATTTTTAGTGTCTTTACAATTAATTAGAAACATTTCAATTTCTCCGCTTTCTGTTGTGTTATTGTTATCTGTGCTTACAGTTTGCCCTGTAAGGCGCTTATTTAGTTCTGTGATAAAGTATGAGCGACAACTTTCCACCGTACCACCATGTACCTCTACGGAGCGTCTAGGACATGAAGTAGATGATAACTCCTGATGTAGCTTCACAGTATCACGATTAGGAGTTAGTCCCCATTGTTTCATATATTTAGCTACGTCATCTAGTACCGCTTGTTCATTCCTCAAGAACTGATTTAAATCGCCCTCTGATTGGCATACTTCCCAACTGGCATAATTTGCATTACCGTATGAGTTAGCACAATGGTATGCCATATTAGAGAAGTCGGAAGCCTGCAATCGCCCGTCAGAGGCAATATAAACATGAGCAAAGCCATTTTCAGGGTTATGATTAGGTAACCAGTTGTTGTAGAAGCCAGCGTTAGCACCGTTTGAACCAGCGTCATTATGAATTACAACCCCAGTAGGATTATAACCACGTACACCAGCGTTAGTTATATTCATTCTTTTTTATCCTCCGTTTGTTCTTCATCCGTCTCAGGAATATTCACGCCACTCTTTTTAATGAGTTTAACCAAACCGTCAAACATAGGGCTGATTTTTGCGATTAAATAAACAAACTGTCCTACAAAGTATAGTAAACCTACATTGATTACAGTTTTAGCGATATCAGAAGTTGAGGGTGTTTGTGTAAAGTAAAAGACTGCATATAAAACCCATAGCGCGAAGACTACCGTCAAATCAATCACAAGTCTACGTTTGAAAGGTGGGTTCATCTTTTCTCTATCTTTGACCCACGTAGCGAAAAGAATCGCCAAAATCAAGATAGTTATTAAAATCATTCTAGTTACCATTTTATTTTGCTTTCTAAATTATATTTATCAATATTCCAATACGTGTTGTAGTGAGAATTGTTTTGAAGATGTGTTATTGTTTACCCCATGACCTGTGATTCGATTACCTTGCAAATATGCAAATTTAGTTGCAACACCGCCAGCAGAATTAGCAAGAGCGAAAGAATGCCCTACATCAGCTAACTGTACTGATTCTTTAGGAATAAAGAACCACTGATTAAGTGAGTTTTTTGTATTTCCGTTCATACGTGATTTAAACTCTGTGAAGTGAAGAATCCAACCATTAGCGCAGTCTGATATATTTTTAGAAACATTGACGACATCTCCGTCAAGTAACAACGAAGCACCAGAAAAAAGAATTCTTTTCGCTGGAGTTTTTAAGTTTCCAGTGAATTCTAAATCGCCTGTTCTAAGACTGTTAGAAGTTAAATCTCCCACAGTTGTTTTTTGAGTAGGTGTTACACGGTTCGTCACTCCCAGACCATTAGTTGTAATGATGTCTACGACACGTTTATAAACCCCAGAGGCATTGTTCAAGTCAATTTTATTACTGTTATCTGCTGTTTCGCAAGATACGCTAACCGGTGCTGTCGTTTTCGTCAAATCGATATTAATGTGAATATAGTTTAACGAGTCAGCCTTAAGGGCTACGGTCTCATTAATCAATTCAAAGTAACGACCAGCCACAATGAAAGAAGTATTAACATATTGAACGTTTAAGGCTGTATTAACAGGAGAACTCCAGTCGGTACGCCTGAACGTTGTGTAGTCCATTCCTGATAACATCATGTAGAGTTTAGCGTCATTATTTGAACCTACTGGAAACTCTGTACTATTTGGACTAAAGAATGTGAAGTTTTTAATTGTCATTTTTTACCTTTCTTGAAATTATCTTCGCTTTATCTAAAACTGGGTTATCAGTAATTGAAAGTTCTAATAATCTAAATTTTCTACCGCCATACGGATAACCACCAATTGATACAAATTGACCAACTTCATACAAGAGTGTAGTTTCAATTCTAAGCGTGTTTTCGCTATTATAGTATACTTTACCAGATAAAAGTTCTAAGTGGTCTTTACGTAGCTCTCTATACCCTTTAAAGCTATCTATTCTATATTTGTCGCCATAAGTGGCTACATACTCATATAACATTCGGCTTGTCTCCACTTTCTACAAAAATAAGTCTATCATTGAACTCTGTTTTAACTCTATCTGCTATGTAACCTGAATACAGTTTACCTTCGTACCATATATCTACTAAGTCATTAACATACAAAGGCAAAAGTTCGTTTTGATTAAATATTAACCTCGTGACGATAGTAGAGGGAGAAATTTCTGCTTTGATAGTAGATATGTCTGGAGGGTTTCCGTGGTCATCTCTGTCATAAAATAATGTTTTTGCTGTCCTTACATCTGGCAAGTCTGTTCCGTCTCCATGATAAGTGCTATAATCAATGACATCGCCGTTATTTTTGGCTGTATACATTTTAGGAGGGTCTGTATAGTCATCTGTTGCCTTATTCTTAATGAACACAACAGCAAAATTATAAGCTGAACGTTCTACTATTGTCTCCGTGTCCATTGATACGCTTTGCTTAATATCTACCCTTGTCGTGATTCTATTTCTATTCCAGCTCCTAGAGGCGAAGTTAATGAATAATAAGTTTCTAGGGTCTATTTCAGACGAAGCGTGTTGAATAGTTGTTGTCGGTTGAAATTGAACCTTAGAAAATATCCTTTTGGCTACGTCATGAGCTGATGAAGTTTCCGCTTTTCGGTTAATTGTAGCCTTTCCGGCGAAAATACTTGAATTAAAGAAATAACCATAACTCATTAAATTATTTTTATTAGGGTCAATTAGATAATCAATGATAGCAAAGTTTGTCGTTTTAGTTATTGCATTAGGAACATCTAGGCTTTCAATCATTGCCCAAAAATAGTTCTTTAGCGTGACTTTATTGCTTTCATCTACGCTTGTCACAAGATAAACCATATCTAAGTTTAAGTTTCTTTTTTTACCTAGCGTCTCCTCAATTGGAACAACTTCAGGAAAAAGAATTTGAACAATATCCCCAACTTCTACCGAAACCGTCAATGTAGCTGACGAAGTGTAAAGATAACCTGTTTCCCATAACTCATAGTTAATAACTTGACATCTCGCTTTTGGTATGGGTAGCCCTCTTTTGTCCTTTTTACCGTTAGGAAGATTAAAATCAGATATATTATAATAGTTCGGATTAAAGTTATCATAAACATTAGCCTCTAACATTAAATGAAATCCGCCTTTCTCTTAATTTTAAATTCCGCCTTGGTAAGGTTGATTAACTCCATTTGACCGTGTTCGATTATACGTGTTCTATATCGTTCAAAGTCCATTACAGGGAATAAATTTAATGAAGTCGTACCGTTCCAGCCTTGATAAACTTCATCATTTACATCTGTATTGATTAAAATATAGTTTTGCACCTGTTCCGTCTTAAATACAATCGCAGTGTATTCATTTCCAGTATCGTCTAAAAATCTAACTCCAGCAGGTGTTTTAGGACGTTGCGGATATAATATTCCCATAAAACTAAATATTTCATCTTTTATATCCCAACGACTTAAACGGTCTATATTGCTTTCTCCATAATAAGTGTAAGAAGTTCCTTTGACATATTTATAGTTTCCTGGTGCTGTTCCACCATAAATTTTAGACTTACCAGCGATAACTTCACCATTTTGAATTTTGTCAAAAGTTAGATTTTCGTAAGTGTACCACTTTGTAATTATATCAAAAGTTATCTTTTCGCTGAAAGTTCCATTTTTGCCGTAACCCTCTGTTTTAGTAACTTCTGCTAAAGCTAAATCAGCATATACCTGAAAAATTTCTGTTTGATATTCAAGTGTAACGAATTTTTGTTTAAGAATATCGTTTATGAAGTCTTTCATTAGTTGATAGTTTTCGTCCAAACTTTCGCCAAATGTTTCTAGCTTAAACTCTATTTGAGGTTGAGTAATCGAGCGTGTTCCCATTACTCCAATACCATTACTTTGCCAAATATTATTAGTTGATTGTAACCCTAAATTAGAGGGCTGGTAAAATCTAACTTTTCCATTTGTAACGTCCCAAACTTTATCATCTGTTCCGTCTAAATTGGTATGTATTTTGTACTGTCTTACCATTAAGCCCTCCCTAGTTCAAATTCTCGTCTGATTGCTCGTGCTAAGTTAGAAACATCTTGGCCAGCCCCACCTTGTACGTTGAATGTGTTATACGTTCTATTGTCGCTTGATACGCTGTTCGTACTTAAACCGTACCCGCTAGAAGATAGATTGACATCTGTTAAGCCTACTACCATAGAACCTTTGAACAGTCCGCCAAGTTTACCTGCAATCCCATTAATAGCTCCTTTTATGTTTTTAATTGTATTTTCTACACCACCTAGAACGTTATCTATTGTATTTTTTACTCCTCCAAATATATCACTAAAGAAGCCGCCAATACCATTAAATACATTTTTTATTGAGTCGTAAGCATTAGAGGCAATATTTCCAAAACCGTCGAATACTCCACTAACTATATTTTTAGCACCGTCAAATACTCTACTAAAGAATTTACCGACTCCGTTAAATGCATTTTTTATTGAATTCCAAGCATTTGAAGCAAAGTTACCTAGTGCACTAAATGCTCCGCTAACTATATTTTTAGCACCATTGAACATATCACTAAAGAAGTTACCAACTCCGTTAAATACATTTTTTATTGAGTTCCAAGCATTTGAAGCGAATTTACCAAGAGCGTTAAAGACATTTGCCACAGTATTTCTAACAGCATCAAATATTCCAGCATAGAAACTTATAACAGTATTCCATATTGACTTAATGAATTCCCAAGCATTTGAAGCAAAGTTACCGATAGCACTGAATACTCCGCTAACTATATTTTTAGCACCATTGAATATATCACTAAAGAAGGTACCGACTCCACTAAATACATTTTTTATTGAATTCCAAGCATTTGAAGCAAAGTTACCTAGTGCACTAAAGACATTTGCTACGGTATTTTTAGCACCATTGAATATATCACTAAAGAAGCCGCCGACTCCGTTAAATACATTTTTTATTGAATTCCAAGCATTCCCAGCAAATTTACCAAGAGCGTTAAAGACATTTGCCACAGTATTTCTAACAGCATCAAATATGCCAGCATAGAAACTTATGACAGTATTCCATATTGACTTAATAAATTCCCAAGCTTTCCCAGCAAAGCTACCGATAGCACTGAATGCTGATGATACAACTCCTTTTACAGAGTTGAATATACCACTAAAGAAGTTGCCGACTCCGTTAAATACATTTTTTATTGAGTTCCAAGCATTAGAGGCAAATTTACCAAGAGCGTTAAAGACATTTGCTACGGTATTTCTAACACTATTAAATATTCCGGCGTAGAAACTTATAACAGTATTCCATATTGATTTAATAAATTCCCAAGCTTTCCCAGCAATATTTCCAAAAGCGTCGAATACTCCGCTAACTATATTTTTAGCACCATTGAATATATCACCAAAGAAGCTACTGACTCCGTTAAATACATTTTTTATTGAGTTCCAAGCATTTGAAGCAAAGCCGCCAAGAGCGTCGAATACTCCGCTAACTATATTTTTAGCACCCTCAAATACTCTACTAAAGAAGCCGCCAATACCACTAAATACATTTTTTATTGAATTCCAAGCATTTGAAGCAAATTTACCAAGAGCACTAAAGACATTTGCTACAACATTTTTAACACCATTAAATATTCCGGCGTAGAAGTTTATAACAGTATTCCATATTGACTTAATGAATTCCCAAGCTTTCCCAGCAAAACCGCCAATTGCATTAAAGACATTTACTACAACATTTTTAACACCATTAAATAGCCCTGTGAAGAAACCTGTAACTCCAGCCCATGCCGTTTGAATACCAGTAACAACATTTGTCCATAAGGTAGTAAAGAATGTTTTTATTCTGTCCCAAATATCTTTAATACCTTGTACAATTCCACCGAACCAATCGACTAAGCCTTGCCAAATGCCTTTAGCTCCGTCAACTGCTCCGTTCCATATATCAGCAAACCATTGACCAATACCGCTAAAGAACTTAACTACTTTGTCCCATGCACTCTGTAAGAAGCCTACAAAACTAGCCCAAGCCTTTTTACCTGTTTCGGTTTGAGTGAAGAAATAAACTAAACCAGCAACAACGGCTGCGATTGCTACGCCAAGAGCCACGAATGGATTCATAGCCATTATAGCATTGAAAGCAGTTTGTATAGCTGTTCCAATTTTAACTATGTTATTATAAAGTTCAATCGCCTTAACAATTCCATTAATGACTTTTAAAGCTGCGAAAGCACCAGCAAGAGCAACTAAAGCTACTTTTATATTATCTATTGCTTC